CAATTCCAGATCCAGCACTACTTGAATCACAAACTAGGCCCCACCCTGTCCAAGCATTTTTGTGATCTTGGCCCAAGTCTGTGATTATTGGAGATATAATTTCTGGACTCACGGTTGGAATATTTTCTTTTCCAGAAATATACAAGTTTTTCCCCACAAATGCTACGGCTTTTGTAAAATATACTCCAGTTAATTGCACTTTGCCATAATTGCCAATAATATCATAAGTAGATCCAGCTGTATTAAATCTAAGATTTATCAACCATACGGCATAACCAATTGCCGCTCTATAATCATCGCTAGTTTGGTATCCTGCATTTTCTAAAAAAGGCTTACTGTAATTGTTTTGTTCGTAAATTGTGATAGCTGGTTTTACTATTCTGTAAGTATCATTTTCAGCTACCGTAGCCCTAAATGCAAAATTTGGAACAATATCTGTAGCCGTATTATGATGTATTACGCGGATATCTCCAGTTGCATCGCCTGTAAGGATTTCAATACTTGCCCCCCAATATTCTCCAAATCCACCAAATTCTGTATCATTTAATCCACTAGACTTAATTAGTAAATTTGTACTACCAGCTAAAGCCATAGTGGATCCTAAAATTTCCGTAAAACCATCTCCACTATCAGCGCCATCGCCCCATAGATATATATTGGCATTAAGAATTTTATCTATAATAGAGGGTTGTTCATATCCGTTTCCAGAATGTGGCCCAATATGAATTCTAACAGCATGATTAACATATTTAGGGATCATATTAATAGCCGCTTGTAAGGTGGCTAATGGCTCAGATGTAGTACCAGGATTGCTATCATCTCCATCTACAGCTCTTACATAGATATCCGTTTCTTCATAAGTAGCATTTAGATTGGCTACTACCCAAGAATCAGCTGCAGATGTTCTTTTGCGCCAATAGATAGATCCAGTTTGTTGTAAAAACCATGTACCTTTAGGAGCCCCTTGCAAAGCAGCTGGAGCCGATCCGCTATTTGGATCTCCATCGTAACTTGTAATTTCATAAGTTAAAAATGCCGATCTTCTCGGAAGCTCCAAATTTACAAAATTTTCAAAGGCTGTCATTATACAATCTCCTCTACATTTGTAATTTGTGCAGTTCCGCCGCTATTGGCTGCAGCTGCAGCTACATCATTCCACCATAATGTTTGAGGATTTGTATTCAATGGAGAATCTATAGTATATTCGTTGGCTGCATCAGCGTGATCCCCTTGTGGCGTATGTCGTATAGCTACTTGATTGGTTGATGTAAATATTCCAGCTTGAACTTTAGTATAAGTTACAACTGCCACATTAAGAGTTGTAGTTTGGCTAAACGCTGCAAATGTTAGTGTTCTTGCCACAAAGCCACCTAGCACATAGCTATCATCTCCGGTTATAACGGTAGTCACAATTCCAGCCAAATTTGTAGCTGATAGACTTTGCCAATTGTAAGTAGCTTTTACATCATCATCATGCACTTGTAATGTTCTAGTATAAACCGTTGGGCCACCCGACCATGAACCAATAAATGTGCCTCCACCAGTATCTTCAGATAGAGATGGAGTTGATAGCAATTGCTGATCGCTAGTTAACGTAATTGTGTGATTCTGAATGCTTGTTCCATCGTTACCGCCAGATCTAAGCCTAGCAGCTGGTTCAGCTACAGTAATCTGAGCTGCAACATTGGCTATATTGACAGTAGTGTTAGCAATTGTATCTGCATCATTAGCAGCTCTATTTGCTGTGATCCTAAAGTTTGTAGTAGATACATTATATGTACCACCAATTCTAGATACATTTTTAGAAGCCTCATATGTAGTTGTATTTGATATATTTAATTCTGTAGCCGTCGGATCAGAGTAAATGATTGTATCAAAATTAGAACATGTATTGGCTACACTGGCTGATTCTGAAGCTTTAAGTGCTCCTTGTGCTCCAGGATATGTTACGGATCCTATAGCTACACTAGGATGCAAATTGTTACAATTTACAACATGAACACCTTCTGTAGATCCACCACCCTGATTAGTATCTCTATAATTTCCCCATGCTCCAGTTACTGCATCTCTAGCTCTTACTCTAGCTGGTCTAAGAACAGGAGAATTGCCCCTATCGGCTATAGTTATTTGCTCACTAAATGAGCTTCCAGATAACCCTATTATAAGCTCATACTTACCAGCTTCATAATCATAGATTTCTATGGCATCAATTGGTTTATCTGTAGTCCCTGTTATCCCATAATTGTCATCTTCCTTAAGCTCAGTTTGAGAACCAGGATAGCCACCTGTAAAAGATAGTGTCAATAATTCTGGTGGAGCTACTAGCGTTACAGCTACTGTGTCTGTGGCTCCAGGATTATCATCAGCTGTTTGTATTTCAATTGCAACATCTCCGCTACCAGCTATAGTAATATCTATATCTCCTTCATAATATCCACCACCAACATCCCTGGTAAGCTCAAAGGGGCTTCCACCTATCTCTACCTTTGGATAGCTAGAGCGAATTGAAAGAGTAATATCTACGGTGCTAGTAGTAAAGGATTGAAGAACGGTATTGCCTGTATCTTGATAAACCTTATTAGAAATTGTTCCAGACACTTGAACGTCTGCATCTGTGATATAGACCCAACCACTACCTCCAGCTCCACCACCACTATAAAATAAAGATTTTAAAGATGCATCTCCACCGAAAACAGTAACTGGATCATCATGCCAATTTCCTGCAGCATCACCATAGATAATTCGCTTTAGCTGACTAAGTATGCCTGTAAAGAAATCTGATAAATCTGTAGATGAAGCCTCTATTCCTGATACTTCTGCTCCTGTTAGTGAGTCATCAAGATTATCTGGTTTAGCTATTTGCCGAAACCTTTTGAATCCTATTGTCATTATAGCCTCACTATCGGGTTAAAAACAGAAGTACCAGTTTTAGCTAAGGTTATCCTTGAAGCCTTTTGTGCTAGATGAATCATTACAGCTAGCCTAGTATCATCAGCTTGAACAATAAGCCTTTTACCACCCTTAAATTTCTTCTCAGAAATACCATCCAGATGTTCTGCATACATGAAGATATTCTTGTAGCTATCTGGTCTAGTAACAGAATACTGTACTCCATCATATACTATTGTTAAAGCTGTAATTAATTTCTGAAAGCCAGTATCCTTACAAGAATTAACCCATTTTTCACACTGAGTTTTATCCTCTAGATCAAACCGTAAAGTTTTTCCATCATTTAGATGTACATGAAGCATTGATCCCCTTTGAGAAAAGACCAAACAGGAGATTAGTAATATGCTAATCGCTGCTAGTTTTATCCTCGCTTTCAATGCCTTTGTCCTTCTTCTTTCTTTTACGGCCGATTTTTCTAGTATCGTCAGAGTCAAAATTTAGTAATTCTTGTGAGAAAGCATCTTCATCAACCTTTATTCTCACATCATCTATAGAGAAAACTTTTGCTTCTTTTCTAACAAGTTTCTTTTTTGCAGAAACCTTTAGGCTTTTAGTAAATTCAGGATATTGCTCTTTTAGATACTCGAATTCTTCTTCGGTCATAGAAGTTGTAGCTCCTGGCCTAAAATGAATAGCGCCTTTAACTGAACGTGCTACAGAATCAGGAAAATCAATTTGGCAAGGACTGATAAATTGTGATGCAATTACATTAATCATTATCAACCAATACAGCCTTTCTTTCTACTTTCTTCCTACCACGCTTCTTAGGCTTCTTTTCTACCGATAAAGCTTCAGCAACATCTGGTACTTTTTCCACGTGTTGAGCAGACACCTGTTTGTTATCCTCTACTTCATCCTCACTAACCTTTAGTAATGTAACACTGAATTTCTCAGGATAATTTCTACAATATTGAATTAGCTCTGGATTGCTAGTAGTTATATGCTTCCCATACATAAGCTTAATTCCAACAGCCTTACAGGTATGGGATCTAATTCCGCCGTTAAGTTCTATTCTTACAGTTTCCATGCTTGAGTCCTCCAAACACATGGGTTTAAGATTAGCCCCTAGACACACCATGTCATCTAGGGGCTATATCTAATAGTTTATGTTCTATTGATGTTGTATGCTTTTACAAGTGCGTCAGTTTCTTCAACCTGACAGGAAATTTTCATATGCATGACATACTCATTTCCACGCTTGTAAATATCACGTTGCTTTTCCATGGTCATATCCCGACCAATACCAACAAGGTAATTTTCCCAGTGGGTCAAGATAATCTGTGGATACGCTTTGTATGTAATCTTCACGGTTGCTCCATCACCGATCACGCCACCACCATTACGAGCAATAGTGCCATTGGTGTAATTCATATCATAGTCTGAACCTTCAACGTATGGTGTGGTTGGTGTAGTTCCAAGTGTGTTAGGAGTAACAACTTCAGAAGCAGAAACAATTGGCTTATACCGAAGGCTAACAGCGGTAGTACCAGGAAGTGTTACATGCTCAACAACTGTAGGCTCAAACTCCATCAAAGGAACTTCCACAATAGGAATACCAAAAGGAGTCTGCATTTCGCCTTCTGCAGCTCGGACGCCCTTCATATCTTCGCGTGCTGAAATCTTCTCAACATATAATTGAGCCAGATTTGGAGCCATGAAGAAACGGAGGTTACGCTTATTTCTACGAAACTTGGTTGGCATAGAATTGATCATGTCGCTGAAAACCGTCAACGAAATATCAGCTCCAGCTACATCTAGAGTGTGACCTGCATCGGCAAGCCGTAGCCAACCCTGATATAGGGAAAGCAGAGGATCCTTTACGTATTGCGATGTAGATCCACCTTCCCACAGATCGCTTTCAAGACCAGCTTCACCAAGAATGTCACCACGTAGACATAGGTGCTCAAGATCATTAGCAGCTTGCTTAGCAAACATACGCATAATATGATCTTCGCCTTTAGCGCCTTCAATGCTCAGCTCTAGAAAAGAGTCCGAGATTTCCCAAGGCAGAATAACTTCCTTTGGATTAAGGCTGATCTTGGAAGTGGTAACGCCACGCCGATTACTAGGAGCAACCATCTCTGTAGCTGGTTGCATAACACGGGCACCAATACCGATCTTGTCAATATCAAATTGCTCATTCCTGAACTTAACAATTCTAGCATTGTTTTTCAAAAACGATTCATCAACTACATAGTCGATCCACGTATCAGCTTGCCTTGGGTTGAGCTTACCATATGAAGCCAACGCATCAGCGGCCGTGATAGCAGACTTGATTATCTCATCATTAGTCATTCCCATTATTAATTCCTCCTATTGTTAGGGAGCGATAGTAGGCCGCTCTCTTATAAGATGCCCTTGAATACGGATTCATCTTGATCAAGTTTTTTCTCGACAGAATCTTCTTTAGATTGCGCCTCTTTTCTAGTTCCTTCAACTGCTTCAAGGCGTTTCTCAAAAGCTTCAAACTTTTCTACTATATCTGAAGTAGCTTTTTCAGAATCAGCTTTGCTTTCCTCTGATTTGTCTACAGGAAACATTTCTTTACTAATGCCCTCTATAATGTTCTTGGTGGCTTCAAGATCAACGCTAGCCAAAACATTCAGAAGTTCTTGAACGGATTTTGTCAAAGCAGAAATTCTGTTGGTCGTAAACCTTTTGCCCTTTTCCACTTTTTCATTATCAAATTCAATATTGCCATCTTCATAAACCTTTAGAACAGCTTCATTCTTGGGCTCTTCTGTTTGAGTTTCTTGAGATGCTTCGGGTTCTTTCTCTGGCGTCTCTTCAGCCTTTTGAGTAGGTTCTTTTGTTTCGTCCTTTTCAGGATCAAATACTCCCATGTCTTGCCTCCTGTAAATTATAAATTCACGCAAAATTGCTGGTTTATCAACAATAGATACCTCTTTAGTATCTAGCGCCTTAATTTCTCTTGGTTTATTTTCTGATATATTTTCTGTGCTATTGATATCAGATTCTGACATTATCTACCTTCTACTGTGGCTATACCGCCAATACTAAAGCCTGTCAGATCGCCACTTTTCACCTTATTCCATACACTATCACTGGAAACATGCACTGTCATCACCCAACTGCCCTTTTTTATCATTTTTTTATTTAGTGTAAGTTTTACTGGTGCAATGTATGACTCTACTAATTCTATCCCTATATCATCAAATTCTGAATGCATTAACCCCATTCTGGTATCTTTATTGTAGTTAGATAGAAACTTATGTGCTGTTTTGCGAATAGTTTCTGGCTTTTCGTAATCGTTATGTGCATCAACCTCATTAGGTTCTAATACTATTCCAGTAACTAATCTAAGCTCTTTACCATCTTCAGCCTTTTTCAGTTCATGCTTTTCAATAGATAGATTGAAATTATTGAAGTTTCCAACTCTTGAAAAACTCCAATTATCCTCAACTTTCTCTATTTTATATAGGCCATTTAGTACATCACCTTTGAAAATAACCTCTATCAATTCGTCTGTTTCTGATGTAATTGTTGCATTGCCACTATCCAGAATTTTAATATCTGAAGCTGAACCAATACTCTTATTGATGTAGTGCTTAGAGCTAGTTCTGCCATTTAGATCTATTGAGTCTTTATGCTTATCTCTCCAAATTGTTATATCAACTACATCATTATCTATTGGATTATCAGATAAATCTAATACAGTAACAAAGTCATTGCCTACATCTATCCTAATAGCATTCTTACTTTCATCTCCAAAAGATTGTTTCTGTAAAACGAATTTAGCATTAGCTTTAGAAAGTGTAGTTGACTTCTTGTATGGGGCTGAAAAATCAATATCAACTTCGCCATTTTTGATAGCTTTGACCAATTCATCTCTGGTCTCTTTTGCTCCTTCGGTCTCATTCCAATATTGGAATTTCTCTGGAATCTGCTTTCTAATTTCTGAAGGAAGCGCTGAATAACCTGCTTGTGGCATCCACCTTTTGCTAACAGCTCTATCGCTTATGGCATATGGCGTTTGGTCATCTGGACGTATTGCCAACCATGCAATTCTCTTTTCTGCTTTTTGCACAGATGAGAATACGCCTTGAGCTTTCAGAAATTCAACAAAGCACTTTTCACATAAATGCATTAGTTCATTGCTACCAGACCATGCTATTTCAAGAATTTTCTCTTCATCCTTAGATCCACAGCCATTGCAAACAGCTAATTCACTTTTCTTTATGTTTAGCTGCCTAAAGATAATTCTTGAATTTAATCCAGATCCTTTAAAGAAGTACTCATGGAAATCATTCTTTTGAGCACCATATTCAAATGTACCTTTAGCAACTATATCAATGATACCTGGATATTCTCTTGTAGCTCCAGCTGGAACCGGCTCATTTGGCTCTGGCTTTTCTATCTTGCCTTCTACATTGAGCCATTCCCAAGGCATTTGAGATTTTTTCTCAGATAGAATCTCTGATTTACCCCAATGGTCATTATTCCAATCAATTTTGCTTATATTGGATAGATTTTTAGCCAATTTTTCAGCTTGATCCAAAGTTACAACTGGTTCTTTTACAGCTCCAGGGATCTGAGTATTTAGTGTCCATCCAATAAGCTTTTTGCCAGGGCTATAGCTCATTCTAATATCAGAGTGGACAGATTTACCCCTCCAGTGCTGTTGCACAACGTACTTATAAATCTGTCCTTCTTTTGGTGGAGAAGTGTATAGATCTGCCTTCTCTAGCGATCTAGTAACTCTTTCTCTTTTCTTATTCTCATCTTCAAGAATTTTTCTTGCTTTATTCTGTAAGCTTTCAAGCTGATCTGCTGATAAGCCAATTTTGCTTTGTGGAATTCTAGCTATAGCGTTGCGTAGATGAGGTAAATCAACATTGCCATTAGCATCTTTATATGGAAAGTGTCTTAATATTCTAGGTATAGTTTTTCCTTCATCATCTTTTTTGCCACCGCTTTCAACATATAAGAAAGCACTATCTGGAAGCGTATTGATATAAGCCGTTGACCAAACAGCTTTTTGTGTTTCTTCTTCAAGAAGCCTTCTTGCTTTATCCTGTAGTCTGCTTATTTCGTCTGCACTTAAGCCAATTTTGCTTTGTGGAATTCTAGCTATGGCATTCCGCAAATGTGGAAGATCTATTTTGCCACTTGCGTCTTTATAAGGGAAATGCCTTAAGCTTCTAGGTACGGTTTTGCCCTCCTCATCCTTCTTACCACCAGTTTCGACATATAGAAAAGAGCTGTCTGGCAATGTATTGATATATGCTCCAGACCAAACGGCTTTCTCTAATTCAAACCATTTATTTTGCTTTTCAGCATAAATCTCAAAATCATACGACTCTTGATCTAGCCCGTTGTCTGGTGGAACAGGATGTAACTTATTTCTTACATATAGCTCATCAACAACCAATGAATGCAAGTTCATTATTTCTTCTGCATAAAGCGTTTCACTTTTCTGATATGCTTTATGCAAATTGAAATGAACGTCCACTAATTCATCTATAGTTAGATTTTCTGGATTTAGATTATTCGTGATTTCTATTTCTCTTTTCTCAATTATTTCTGGCCCATTAGCTTCAGACTCTTCTTTTGGTTGATCGCTAATCCAGATTTTTTTTGCCAAAATTTCTAATGAGCTTCTATCGTATTTGCATTTCATGGGTTCATCAAACTTATCAACAGATTTAACCTCCCATGCAACAAAAGGTCCATAATTCCACGAAGGTTGAACTTCTCCCCACTCTTTTTGCATTTCTTCTGTAATAAGATGCTTTTCTTCATATTTTGCAAAATCGTTAGGCTCAATTATGAAAGACTTGCCAAATTCTATAGTACCCAAGGCTTTATCCATACTAAGGAGCAAAAATCTTTTATCATCTATGGCTTCAAAATTTGGTAAAGATGTTCTTACAAATAGTTTAGCTTCACCATTAGCAATTGATTTTGCTATTTTTGGTGGAGTTATTTTGATACCTTCATCTGGTAGCAAATTGCTTTTATATCCGCTAGTTGGATATAGCTTTCCGCCATCTTCTAAAGTAGTTGATGTGATCGATTTTTCTTTTTCCATGTTCGCCTCCTAAGACAAATTTGGCAAAATTGATTCAATTTCTTCTTGTGTAACATCAAGATTACATCTACATAAATAATGAAATGGTGGCATAATTACATTAGCACCTGATAAATTTCTTGTACCGCGAGGAGCTACCTTGCCAGTTCTACCAGCTAATGACTTTATCTCATTAACAGATCTCCATGGTTGAATTGTTTTTATAGCTGTAGGATTTTTAGCTCCAAGGATATTGTCTAATTGCGATTGAGCTTCAGAGATATAGAATTGCTTGCCATCAAGATACTGACATCTTTCGCAAGTTCTGTGATCCATTGGGTTGATAACTTCAATTACCGTATATCCAACCTTTGAGAATTCTCTAAGCTGTGTAGTTGATCTTGCAGATGTAGCGGCATTAGCTACAAGCCCTTCAAAATACTTTTCATTAGTTCCATTGAAGCCACCAGGAACTCTAGCTTCTTTAAGGGCTAGCCTAACAACCCTTTCCATTACCTTACCAGCTGCAGTTCTATTTCTTCCAAGTTCTAGGATCTGCCTTTGCGTTGTTTTAGCTATATATGGAGATACATTATTTTCGTAATGTTCACCGATCCAGAATATCTGATGATCGTTTAACACATCCATAGCCCTTGCATCAGTAAGTTCTAAATCTGGTCTAACCGTTATCTCTTGCTTGGTTACAAATGTTCCTGGATCAAATGTCATTGGCTTTTTTCTAACGCCATAGGCACGCTTTCTAGCCGCCATATGTGCCAATTGATATATTCTCTCTGTCTCTTTTGTAAACCTTTTCCTTATAGCTTTAGGCCATTCGGCCATAACAGATGCTATTTTCTTTAGCATTCTATCAATTTCTGTATCCGTTATTTCTTCTGATTTGCCCTTCTTTATGATATTAGCTGCTTCTTTAGCTGCATCATTGGATATTGTATCCCACTGTCTATTAATATAAGTATGAAGGTTTTTCTCTATCTTAGCTGCCTGAATCAATTCATCGTTGGATACGGCTTTAGCTATTAGATAATCAATAGCCGATATTCTATCAAAGTAATGATCGTTATGTCCACAACTACAGATCATCTTCACCTTTCAGCTCATTAACCCAATCTTCTTCAAGCTGTTTTCTCAACTCAAATAATTCTTCAACGTATTCCTTATATCCTAATCTCTTTAAAGCTGTTACTTGCTGCCCTGGCTCAGAAGCATCAGCCATATTCTTGACAGCTTCAGCCATAGACAAGCTAAATGGAAGATCTGGATTGAACCTTGGATCATCAGCAAATGGCGGTAGCTCTTGTCCAAGAATATCCTGAAGGACCATGTCTGCCCTTCTTGGAGTCATACCGCCGGTTTTTTCAGCTCCAGCCAATATCTTGACAAGCTCTGAATTGTCTGTTGTGTTAGGGCTATTGCTCTTAAATTTATGATAGACAATTCCCATATGCGGAAATAAAATTCTGTTAATCCAGTTATCAAATGAATTTCTCTCAGGAGCAAATACCTGCTCATCAGCTAATCTTCTAGAAGTTTCAGCTGTAGCTCTACTATAATCATCTGCTTTTCCAAGGAATATAGGTGGTAGCCTAAAAGATGAACGTACTTTTTCTCTATTAGCTGCAGAATATTCTTTATACATAGCATCGGTTAGAGTTTCATCTGTTAATGATTTGATATCTACCTTAACCTGTCCTGAATCTTCTCCCTCTTCTCCAAGTGATTCGGCCTCAACCACTAGAACCTTAGATCTGTTGTCGTCTCCTTGTAGCTTTGTGATAAATTCCTGAATTCTGTCAACTGTTTCTTGAGTAAGTTGCCCATTGCTTACCATGATAACTTTGCTAGGTATATTGTTATTTGTAAGAGTTATAAAGTTTACTTCAGAAGCTTTTCTATCGCCTTCTATATCTACTATGCACCCCATAAATCTAGGCAACCCATATGAACTTCTAGAAGAATATAGCCTCCAATGCTTAACTTCATTTGCCTTTCTGTCTTCTGGCATTGGGTTTCCATTACCATCCCAATCCTTAATCTTTTCTTCAGAAACCAATTCTCCAGTTTCAGAATCATATGTTCTTAGATCGCCAAATTCCTTGAACCATTTTGTTTTATAGGTTCTTGTTTCAAATTCTCTAATACCAACATATATACTATTTACATAACGCCTAAACCGTTTCCACACTGGTATCTTCTTAATTGTTACGCTTTTATCTTCATTAAGCTGCAGAATTGGAACCTGTACTAAATAAGATTCTCGATCAAGCCTTCCAAGCCTAACCTCATGTGGTCTCATCAATTGGAAATACTGAATTTTACCAGCTGAATCTCTAATAATTTCCCAATATGCATTTCCCGTAGATTCTAGATCGTTTCTGGTAGCTTTCCTAAGATCAACAAAGCAATCTTCCATTCCAGCATATAAGAAAAAGTTCTCTAGCTTAATTCTTTCTAATTCAACCTTCTTCTTTATATCTTCTGGTATTTCTGCGTTATCATTAAGGCGAGAAACAAAATAATGCCCAAAGCCATCAATATTTGTAGCCATAGCATCAAAGCAAGATCTAAGCTCTGTATTTCTTTCTTCGAGAGTAACCAAATAGTATGGATCAATTGGTGGAGACAGAATTTTACCCATCTCTGTAAGTTGAGTAAATGGATCATCTTCTGGAAGCTGTTTTGATTTTCCTGGTTCTGTAGCTGCCTTAAGGACAATAGCTCTAACTTTTCTAACTTTCTTTTTGCTATCCACTATCTGAGTTGCATCTTGCATATTAACCTCTATAATAATCCAAATGATTTACGCTTTTTCTTTTTACCTACTCTTCTTTTTGCTGATCCAATTGCATGATCAAGCGCATCAAAAAAATCCCAATGCTTTTTAGAATTCGGCTGAATAAGAACTAGATTTTCTATTGGCTCATGGTGTACACCTTTTCTAAAATACATTCGCTTATTATCAAAAACAGATCCAGCCAATTTCCATGCTCTAGAAATCTTATCCTTGCTGGTTTGCCTCTTGTAAATTCTAAAATTTGGATGTTTCTCTTTTATGATTTGCCGAAGTGAATCTTGATACTGATTAGATTCTATACCAGCATAAATTGGATCCCACTTGAGATAGAATTCTACAAATTTATCTGGTTGCTTAGTTGGCCTAAGATGTCCAAGATAATAGTCTAATAAGTAGACATAGAAATCATCTTTCCTAATATTGCCCCTAATACCTACTACAGCTATAGCAAATTTGTCATTAATTTCTTTTTCTGTTGAAGCAAGATCAACACCCATGAATATTTTTAAATCATTAGCTTTAGGAAATTCCTTATCATCTAGCTCTATGCAATTATCATATTTGAAGATTTCACCTTTCATTTCCTCTGTTGAACATTGATACTGGCTAGCAAAAATTATCAATCCAGCATTTTGTCTAATCTCTTTAAATCTAGCTGGAGAGAATTTCTCAGGCCATGGCGAATTACCTATTTCATCAAGAGCTGGAATTACTTGGGTATGATTCTTAAGCTCATTAGCTTCAAGATGACCGTACAGATCTTCAAAATGATATCTTGTACCTTGCCTATGGATTTCCCCCCTATGTGGAATATCCGGATCTGGTTGCTCCATCATAGGAAGGACAGTCTTATAGTAATAAGTTTTAGTTTTATCTCTCATTACAGATGTTCTAGCATTTTCTTCAGTGATGAGATCATCTATAAAAGCTATATCGAAATGCTTAGAAGTAATTGTGCTATCTTCGCCAACACATGTTATAGTTGATTCTTTAGCTACTTGCGTTCTGCCAAGAACCATTATCTCAGAATTGTCCCACTTCTCTACCTTCCTAGGATCATAAAATTTACCAAATATCTCTATTAGTCTTTCATTGCCTACAAGCTGTGACTTTACCTCTCTAAGAAAGCCTTCAGAATTGGTCTTGCTTTTGCTGCAGAACAGCTGTCTGATGTTTCTATTTTTTATGATATGGAAAATTGATCTGGTTACAGTACAAATAGTTGTTTTGCCAGATCCACGAAACACAAGCTGTAAATTGTCAGGATGCAAAAATTGCCATTGCATCATTTTTAAATGAAATGGCTTTACCGTATAGCCAAGAACTTCTTTAGCAAGTATATCAACTCGATTATTTTCTATAACTTGGGTTCTGATCCAATTATTCATCGCGGTTTTTTGCTGTTGGTATACCAGCTGAAGCTCAGATCTTTCCATCTTGTCAAGCTTCTTGGCTACTCCGCGATATAATGGAACTATATTACTCTTGCCCATATTAAAAAGCTAGGTAGCAGCCAAAGCCACTACCTAGCACCATGCGAGTTACAGCCTAGTCGAATGCCTCCCAAACAATTAGCTCAGCAGAAGCGTTAAGATCTGTATCAGCACCAATAGTAAACCCGTTAGACAAAGGAGTAATACCATTGGAAGTCACATAAGAGAGATCTGTAAGGTTCGTTCCAGAATCCACGATCTTTTGCATTGATGCATCTGGCATTTCTCGATTCCAATATGCTTGACAGTTGCCAGTCAAATTGAATAAGCGTACAAGCCGTGGACGAAAACCCAGTGTGGTAATATTAATTGCGCTACCAGTACCAGTTTTACTACCTACCATTACTCTATTTTTACCGCTTGCCATTTTTCACCTCCAGTGAAAGGCGCTCTTGATAACTACACGACCAGCAAGAACCATGTAGCCTGTTTCACCATGAAACTGGAGCGCGTTAATCATTTGTTTTTACCTTTTTATTTTTCTGTTTAAGCATTGGAACTTTAGGAATTGGTTGATGGATAGGGCCTACATCAAGGGCAGTAATATCCCTATCACCATATCTCATCATGGTTTCAGAAAATCCTTTCATCTCACTGGTAAGATATTGAATGATCTCAACCTTACTCATGTTGAAGATCACATCTCCAGGATTGGCTTTGGCTTTATCTTTTTGTTCGATCAGCCCAAACTCTTGCCCAGTTTTGACTATCTTATCGATTATATCTGACTTTGCCCTAACAGCCCCTACATAGCCAGCTATGTTTCTAGCTTTATGCTGTTTGCGACGGCTATATGATTCATCTAGATCATCATCAATCTCATCTTCTACAAGCCCAAAGCTTTTAATGAGATTGTCTAGATCGCTTATGCAGCGCTGTTGCTCCAGGACATACTCTACGTATGTATGCTCTGATGGCTTCTTTAGAGCAATATCAACTTCATGATCTAAGTATTTTTGCTTTAGATCTTCAAATTCCTCGAATGAGATGCCTAATTGATCTGAGGCTATCTCTTCATCAGAATACCCCTCTGTAATTAAAGCTTTTAATTTAGCAAAAGCTGAACGTAGTTCTTTTCCCCGTAATACCAGCGACATAGGAAAAATATGCCACTAGTAGAACTATGTGTCTAGCTTTTCTGTAATTTGATATTGAGATTGTAACTATTGATATTGAATTTAAGCTTTATCTTTTGTTAAATCGCTCATGCTTTGGCAATGGCTTGAAGCCATTAAGCATAACAAATGTCTTTTCAGCTATATCTCCCATGCAGTGGATATTGCCATATTCATCCCAGCATTCAGGAGATAGGAAATGACATCTCTCACATAGCTTTCTCTGCTTCTCGCTAGTTTCCATAACACCCCCCTATCTCTTCAACTTCATTACCACAATACTGCAAACTAAGCCCTATTTCATTAGATTTTTTGCCATCTGGATTAACAACTATAACTTTATATTCCCCACTTAGAAAGCCATATTCGTCGTTTAGAATTAGATCGTCTCTAGTTCTGAAGCTTATCATAGTAAGATCATACCAATCTATCAAGGATCTATTGCATTTATCTACCAACTTTTGATCAAAGGTTGTGAATTCTACATCTTTTTGATATTTTATCCGAATAGAAGCTTCCCAGTGTATGTGCATTCCTACAAGATAGATTTCTGTATCTTTATTTATGCAACCCTGCTTAGGCACCACATCATATAGAATTGGCTCTTGTAAGGCTTGCTTTTCTATATGTTCTTTAACTTCTTCTTTAGCTTCTAGCTTGGAGCTAATTTCAATATCAACTACACTTGAATCAATATCAACTGCTTCAATTTGCTCAGATCTATCAGCTTCAGCTATAGCAGAATCAGTTTCTATTACCGTGTAGCTATTAGCTGTAGCTTCTTCTGCTTTGTCTTCAGGTGTATAGCTCATGTAGCAGCTACTAAGAAAAAGTATTAATATTAGTTTTTTCATTTTACACTCCAATTTACTGTGTCAATTACATTGACATCACAGTTAATCCAATTTTGCTTTAACCAGATTTCTGCAAATCCAGCTTCTGTTTCAACCTGTAGTTTGGGTTCAATGCACATTTTCATAGCCACAGATTTTTCTGGAAATGGCGTAGTACTGTCTGATACACGAAAGACAATGGTATCTACAAATTTGCCACGTAGTATATTAACCGATTTTACTTCAAACTCTACTTTCATTGTTCTTTCCCTTTAGAATCCTAGCTCTATGCTCATAGCCATAGCCACCAGGAGCTTTCTTGAACTCAGCAAAAGCTATGGTAAATTTATCTGTACAGCGATTGCCACATTGTTCTGCAGATACAGAGCACACTGGGCAATCTAGTAAGTTATCTCCAGCTTCTTGGTATTTGCGAAATAGCTTTTGAAATTCGGTTTCTGTCATATTTCACTCCACCCAAAAATCAGTTACTCGCCATTTGCTAATTGCTTTATGACAATAGATATCCAAAAACCAAACTGTGATTATAGGTTCATTCCTATATTCATAGTTATTTTCTTTAAGCCACTGCCTTACGCTTTCAGCTGTAGGTTTAATGTGTAAGCCAGGATGACAATCGGTTTCTTCACATGTGCTAAAAAATGGAGCATGATACCAATTACCGGAGCTATAGTTATTGCCACCAATAACCGGGCTATAAGGTGTGCGATAACCCTTACACCACACTTGCCCAGAACGAGTTATAATTTTCTCAAAAGCTTCAATGTTAGCATTTGGTAATCGCATTGGATCAAGAATTGTATCTCGCAAATCGGCTCTATGCAAATTGGCTCTATGCAAATCGGCTCCTTGCAAATTGGCTCTATGCGAATTGGCCCATCGCAAATTGGCTCCTTGCAAATCGGCTCCTTGCAAATTGGCTCCTTGCAAATTGGCTCTATGCGAATTGGCCCATCGCAAATTGGCTCCTTGCAAATCGGCCCATTGCAAATCGGCCTCATACAAATTGGCTTCTTGCAAATTGGCCCATTGCAAATCGGCAAATGGTTTTATTTCGTATCCATTAACTTTCATCTTACTTTCCCTTCAACTATATAGATAGTGCGATCAGCTACTTTGCCAGTTTTCAAGAATCGCACCTTCCAATACTCTGTTTCTCCCTCATAGATTACATGTAATTTGCGAATAAGCTTACCTAAACCCTGAGAATGTCTTCTGGTAAGAGGATCATCATAGATCTCTACTATGTCTCCAGCTTTCACTCTGTTACATCCGTTACGGTTGCTAAGCCCACAGCTTTACGAATGATCTCTTTCATTAGCCGATGTCTTTTGACTCCAGCTTTTTTGGCCTTTTTGTCTAAGGCTTTGAATTCTTCATCAGATAGCCTGATCGATACTGGTCTTGTTTTTGTCTCATTGCTTTTCATAATTAACCTTCTTTCTGTTCGTTTTCCCAAACCTTTAACCACGATTCCATAAAAGATTCCATATTTTTCCAGGCTACTACATTAGCTGTAAGCAGATAGTATTCTGGTGGCTTCTGATTTGCAAATTTTTCTTGTAGCCATTTGAGAAAATCCATACCGCTGCTATCTCCATATCCAAGATCATGATCGAGATACATCATATCTGGAAGGCCATGAAGCTTAACCATAGCTACAGCTGTAGATACATCCTTACACCAAAAGGGTGGAGGAAATAGCTCATCCCAATATGCAGCCCATTTAGCACGTTCATAAGAGATAAATGGATCTCTTACATCATCTAACCATAGTACCCAAGTCATTAGTTACTCTCCCAAACTTTCAAATTCTTTTATCAATTTATCTATAC